GGCGACCAAGGTGCAGCGTCAGCCACCGGCAACTATGGTGCAGCGTCAGCCACCGGCAACTATGGTGCAGCGTCAGCCACCGGCAAGGATAGCATTGCTCTTGCTGCCGGATACAGGTGTAAGGCTAAGGGAGCTATAGGTTGCTGGATAGTCCTCGCAGAACGTGGAGAATGGAACGGTGATACCTACCCGATTAAGGAGGTCAAGGCGTTTGAAGTTGACGGGGAAAAGGTTAAGGCTGACACATGGTATATGCTAGTCAATGGAGAGCTTAAGGAGGTTTAGCGGAAGTAATTAATTAAAAAACAATAAAAGAATGATTGAAACAAAGGTCATATTAGACGCCTGCTGTGGCAGTAGGATGTTTTGGTTTGACAAACATAATCCTCTTGTCTTATTCGTTGATAAGAGATCGGAGGTAGTAACTGCCAAGGACAGGGATAAAATCAGAACCATAGAGATAAAACCGGATATAATAGCCGATTTTACCAACTTGCCGTTTGAGGACAATTCTTTTTACATAGTGGTGTTTGATCCGCCACATTTGAAAACGCTTGGTGAAACCTCATGGATGGCAAAAAAGTACGGCAAACTGCCGAAAGGCTGGCAGTCACTCATACACGATGGATTTACTGAGTGTATGCGCGTCTTGAAGCCTAACGGCACGCTTGTATTCAAATGGAACGAGAGTCAGATAAAAGCTGCGGAAGTTTTGTCTGTTATTCCGTTCAAACCGTTGTTTGGCCATACTACCGGAAGGCAGAGCAAAACAATATGGATGTGTTTTATGAAGCTATCAAATGACGCATAACAAATTAGAAAGGAACTAAAAGATGATACTTACTACTGATAAGATGATATTTGTTACTGATTTAGAAAATTCGGACGAATATATTGAGAATCTTATAACTGAATATGGTACTAATCAATATCGCATAAAGGTTGACCGGACACTCAATCCACCATATTATCAATTATTTCACGAATGGAAAGAAGGCAAGCGAACGCTTAATAATCATTTGTTTTCATCAAGTAGATTGGAAAAGATTGTGGATTACATTAATCAGAATATTCAATAACGAATGAATAAGGAAGAATTTTTAAGCAAAAGAGATGCCATCGATTTAAAGTTAAAAGAATTGAATGGCGAAAAGAAGAAGTTGGAAAAGGAATACATTGAATCCAACCAAGGATTCAATGTTGGAAGCAAGGTCTGTATAACGGTCCCGGCTCATGAAAGGTTTTCTCTTTTGAGCAATGAAAGGATATTGGTCCCCGAAGCGAAGAAGTTAGCCTATATTGCATATTATGAGATTGATGATAACGGAGAGGTTGTCCCCTCTTTAAGACAGTTGGATTGCAATGGGGGCATGTCAGAAATGCCTTTATATGTTAATTTTAAAAAGGTTATAATTGAATTAGTGCAAATCAGATAAGAAATGAAGAAGATTAAATATTTAACAATCAATGTAACTTATAGAGTTGGACTTAGTGATGTTGAAGTCCCTGACAAAGTTTATGATGAATTAGCTAAAGCTTATGATGAAGGTGGGTATGTACCTGAAGGGGATGATGAGCTTGAAAATGCAAATGAATGGTTATTAGATAATATCCGACAAGAGGATGCAATGGATTGGGAGTTTGAGATTGACGATTTTCAAGATGAATAATTCAAAACGGAACAGAAATGAAGATAATAGCAAAACAAGGTTCAGAGCTTGAGAAGCTACTGAAACAAATGAATGAACAGCTTATGCGCGAACAAAACGAAGCTAAAGATATGATTCAAGAATATTGTGGTTCAAGACCGGATAACCTCGGATATGGATGGGTTTAATGGATAATCGATATAGATATGAGCATAAAGATTGATAACATACTGAAAGAAGAATAACTCTCAATACCGAACAGATATGAAAAAAGTAACGATAATATGTGATGCTTGCGGAAGAGAGATACAGCCATCGTATTTCCGCAGCGCAAGATTGGATTTTGAAATCAATGAATGGGATGGTGGCTCCGTTGGTGGAAGGGAAGATATATCCGTCCAAGAAGCCGATTTATGCTCGGAATGCGCCCATAAGTTACAGAGATTTATAGAAAACGAATTGAACATTCAACCACATCACCCTAATTGATTAAATTATGAAACAGACAGTAGAAGAAGCCGCTCGAATTGAACGTGAGAAAGTCATACTAGAACTTCACGATGCTTATAGGATTCATAAAGACCCTAAGCATTATGTAATATCTAGTGTGTTAATTCAAAAATATGCCGTTCCTCTTTTTAAGGCTGGTGCAAAATGGCAGTCGAAGCAATTGCCTTGGATAAGCGTTAAGGAACGGTTGCCGGAAGAAGGACAAAAAGTTTTTGTTTTGACAATGTGTTGTGGTGTATCACGTATTCTAATTGAAAGGTTTTACAAAACAAGTGCTTTTGATAAAGATAATAGATGGGTTTTTGGGAACAGTATCGTGTTGGCATGGATGCCGATCCCCTCTTTCGATGAGATACTCGAAGCCAACAGGGATGTACTGGAACGGATTAGAGAGGAAGGAGACTGATTATGGAAGTAAAGAACGGAATAATAATAGATGGAGTGTTGCATGAGATGACGAGTGAAAATGTCCCATGCAACCAATGCTCACTGTTGCGCATTTGCAGTAAGTCAGAAAAGGAAGAATATGCCATCTGTCTTTGTGCTTTGATGAACTGTGATGGTTTTGTTAACCGCGGAAAAGTAAAAATAGAGAAGGAGGAATAACTATGGGATTTACAACACCGTGTTTCATAAGAAAGAATACACCGGAGCTTCGGAAGAAGCTGGAAGAGTTGGGGTATAAGCTCAATAATGGCAAATGGATGGGCAAATATCTTGCGGCATTCCAAATTAAAGAAACAAAGGAATGGAGATATGTTGCATCCCCTGAATGGGATTTGCAAAATAACCCAGATATAGATGCTTCTATTGATTGCGGAACCAACGAAGAACTTTTCTTGGCTATAGCTTCATTGAGGAATGATACAGACAAGAACCAATGGTTTACGGATGGAGATAAATGGATTCTGTGTCCGGAAATCAAGTTCTCTACCTATTGGGCTTACAATGATGTTTACATTAACACGGATACCATCCACAAGGCTACCGTAAACGAATTGATTGAACTCTTTAATAAAAGTTAATTATGACCGAAGAACTCGTAACATTAGAGACTGCGAAGCTGCTGAAAGATAAGGGCTTCAATTGGAAGTGTGAACACATAATAGACCGCAATAAGGTTATTACAAAATATAACCTTCCGCAAAGTATGTCGTGTTGTACGGAAATAGATGACGAAGCAGTTGAATTTTTGTGTCCAACATTGTATATCGCCCAAAAGTGGCTGCGTGAAATAAGAGGTGTGTATGTATATGTAGAACCTGTTATTGGAAAAAGATGGAAGCTTTCTTTTTGTGATTTCAATGTTCCAACAGAAGAAAGCGACTGGATGGAGAACGAAATAAACAAAGGGAATGGCTATAAAGTATATGTCACCTACGAGGAAGCACTTGAAGCAGGATTACAGGAAGCATTAAAACTTATATGATTATGAGAAAATTCACATATGTATTGGCATCTGCCATCATATCATATCTAATTTGTGTATATGAGTATAATATGTGGGACTTTATTACAGGATTAGAACCTTCGCAAACTTGCGAAAGATTACTCGGATATGTGTTATATTGCGTGATATTCTATTGGGCTGCAAAGCTATTGATTATGATTAAATAAGTATGGAAACAGCAGAATTAATATTTAAATCCGTACTTGCCCCATTAAATTTTTGTACTTTGGCATTTTTACCTTAATTTTGGTAAGCAAGTGTCACAGACGCATGGAGAATAGGTTTGATGAGATAGAAAAATGCGTCCGTCATGTGTCATATCGTAACGACATTGTTTACATCACCCAGCTCTTGGAACTGCAAAGATGTGAATAAATAAGGAACGGTATGAGGAAGCCGATAAGATTGGAGAATAATCAAGGACGAAGAAATCAAATTAGGAATAAGGAAATGAACAATATTAATTTAAACGAATTGCGCGATCGCGCTTATAAAACCGCTTGTAAACACGGTTTTCACGATGAGGAATTGAGTAATAAACACCACCTTTGTTTAGTTACATCCGAGCTTATGGAAGCTGTAGAAGCAGATAGAAAGGGAAGATTAGGAAAGAAATGTAAATCACGTTTTGAAATGGACTATAATTGCTATCCTGCATTAGTGGAAGAAGAAAAGCGATTTAAGTGTTCCTTTGAAAAGAATGTAGAAGATACACTTCCCGATGAACTTGCCGATGCAGCTATACGCCTGCTTGATTTGTGCGGATTGCGTAAGATAGACATCGAGGATTTTACGGAAGAAATGTTATACGAGGCAGAGGAAAGTTGCGAGGATGAGACCTTTGCAGAAAGTATATATGCTATATCCACAATTCCCATCAGATATGCGTATGAATATGACTATCCATTAGAAAAGCAATTAAATAGCATGCTATTGGCTATTTTCGGGCTTGCCAACCATTTGGACATAGACCTCACATGGCACATCAATCAGAAGATGAGATACAATGAATTGAGAGAAAACAAAAATGGGAAAAAGTATTGAGCAATAATTTAAAAACAATAAGACGATGAAGGTTAACATTGAAAATTTACGCCAATCGGTTATGATGCCGACTAAAGAAGACAGGGCAGACTGGACCAACGGCTTGTATCTAATCTACGAAGACGGACATGCAGAACCGTTTACCGGCGATAACTTCAAAGATTGTGTACGATACATCGGATTAAAGCACAAAGACGTATCGTTTGCCATCTCGTTGACGGAGCATAAGGATGTTCAGTTGCTTGACAATGACAGCCGAGAGGAATTTGGAAATCAAATCTATTATGGGCGTGAATGTGATGCACTATTTGATATGAATGGACAGCGTAACACTGCTCAACTGATTGAGCGAAATCCTAAACTGTCTAATCTGCTGAAAGATGACGAATATATCCCATCGTTAGGACAGCTTAATTTAATGGCTCATTATCAAGATAATATAAACGATGTGCTGAGGTACATAGGCAAAGAACCGTTATCCTCCACATGGTATTGGTCCAGTACAGAATACAGTCTCAGCCTCAGTTGGTACGTACACTTCTTCAGTGGGCAGACGAGCAACGGCGACAAGTGCTACAGTTACAGGGTGCGGGCAGTAGCAGCATTCACTTTGTGAACTACCGCTAAACTGAAGATTTAGGGGTTTTCAAATGCGAGTCCTTATAAAGTAACCATTTTTTTTGGGGGAGGGATCATTCTTAATCGGGTGGTCCCCTTTTCTTCACACTAACAAGCTATGGATAATCAAATGATAGGTAGTTCATCCCAAATATCCCATAAACTTCAATTAGCCGCACAACAAAGCCACCTTCATCAAAACGACAAAGGGAATCATTTTACAAATCCACCTCTCTAAACGTTCCATTGTATCATGGCTAGCAGTTGGCAGAATACCCAATGAGGAATATCATCCGATTGCTCAAGCAATATGTTCAACTTATCATCTTTCATATTATGTTAACATAAAAAAAGCGGTAAAACCGTTGGGAATTACCGCTTTGAAATCTCTATAAAGAATAAATATCCTTGCATTAGGTATACCTACAATCATTGAAGGGTAAACTTGTGGCAAGGACGTAGACTTAAATTGTTGCCAAGAAAGAGGACAAACTACTCATGTCTTCGAACTCTTTTATTTCAGATTCACTTTGTCTGAAAACTCTTTTTGAATTACGACCGTTTGTTACAGCCTCCAACATGGATTTTACAAAATTAGACATGTTTACCAAAGAAACATTCTTATTTTCTTCCATCACATTATATAACTCATCCGTGAAGGAACGAGACACAAATATCACTCCAGAGAAATCTAATATAACGTCCTCTTTAATGCCATCAATGGCAGATCTTATAATATCCGCATTAGCTCTTGAACGGATATCCGTACTAATCAAATCCGCAATTTTTAACATCGTATTCATATATTTATTTTTATCGAGTGTATTTATTATAGTCAAAGTCCAATGGGACCTTAACCGGAATTCTCATTAGAATTATTGTTCCATCCCAATATATAGAATTGGGAAGCTTAACAAATACAGAACCGGAGCTGTCATGCCTATGAAACGCACCTCCGGACAACATGAAAAATGAGCCATGAAGCCCATCAGAAAGCATTTCTTTGGATGAAGATATACCGTATCCTCTATTTTCTGCATTAGGCAAGTTCTTTGTAGACTTCCCCTCATTTGCCAACCTTAACGCTTCGGCATCATTCCCATTAATCTCATCCAAAAATTTTTGGGCCTTTACATAACTTCCCAGCACGGTTATTCCATCGTCAGCCAAGACCAAATCTATACAATCCTCTTTCTTTAAATACTGGGAAAAGATATAACCATGCTTGCCTTGAGAATGTTCGTTCATGTTATCAATCAATTCTCCTAAAAGATATGAAAGAGGAGTAACGATACGATAATCAGCTCCACTTTGTGTCTTTATAATTCTTTGAAGAATGCTTTGTAAATCGTCAATATTACTTTTGTGCAAATCAAACTGACATACTGGCAAATATGTTTTAGAGATATATGGCTCCAAAACCTCTTTCATGTTGGATCCGGCATCCACAAGTAATGGGTTCTCAAAATAAACCAAGTCCAAATAGCCAGTGATACGTATCGGTCTGTTTATGCATATCACATTCTTCTCACACCTTTGCTTATATATAACAAGCGGAGCGAGAAAAAACGGATGGAAAAAAGAAGTGTTACTTAAATCCCAGCATAAATCATTCATGCAACAATTGTCAGTCTGTTGTATGACTTGAAACAGATGATTAAATGCACTTCCTATTCTTTCATCTCTATCCACGTTTGGTATATGAATCACCTTCTTCATGATGCAAATTAAGTGATAAGTCTACATATTTGCAAATCATATCCCTTATTATTTTTAGCAGTAGTTCCCAAAAGTCAAAGAACGCTTCTGTTCGATTATTATTTTTCCGATCCTTTTCTGCAATGTTCACATAAGAACTTTTTGGCTACAGGGAACATCTTTTGACCGACATATCCACTGAGATATTGCGCTTCCTCTCCATAAGGATCAATCCCGAAAGCCTTGGAGATATGCCGGCACAAATGACCTTTTTCGTGGTCCCACGAATTTTGAAACTGTTCGGGGGTAGAAGTCAAAGAGAGCACCATTACCGTCTCTCTTCTCCTGTAGTCCGAATAGGTAAGTCCGGTATTCATCCTGCCTTCCGTCAGGTTGCGATACGCACGTTTGAGGGAATCCCCCCTGCATCCTATACGGTATAGGTCGGTAATGATTTCCTTAGCCCAATAAGTGTGTACCGCATAATACACCTTGACGTGCCAATCCCCATATTTCGGTATGTAGAACTCCTGAACAATCATATAACATCAGACCAAATTACAGGAACTCCTTTACCGATGCAGGTGGCAAAGAATTCATCAAACGCCCTGCAAGGGTCCCCATCAATATCATCAAGGTAGCACTTTATGTGTTTGCACAAATGTGCTTCGTCAACCAATGATTTTTTGAAAAAATCCGCTTTCAACATATTTGCAACATAGGCAACGTCATATCCTTTGTCGTGTTCGATGGTAATTCCGTTTGCTTTGAGCATATCGTCCACCTCATCTTTACTCCAAGGGTCAAGTTTCTTTTCCTTGCCTGTTGCCTCGTCTTTCACTTTCATTTTTGAAACAGCCCATTCGTAAAGTTTTTTACTGAAATGGAATCCGTATGATTCCAGGTATTCTTGCATTCCTGATGGGAATTTGCTATATGTATCTAATCTTTGTTCCATAGCCTTAATTTAAAAAGAGGGGCGTTTCACCCCTCCTGTTATTAATAGAATTCACCGTTAGAGCGTCTGCGTCTGCGTTCGCCCATTTCATCCATACGCGGATATTCAGGAAAGTATCCGGGGTATCTGCGTTCATCCATGCCGGATGAGCTTCCACCACCTGAATAACTTCTCCCACCATCACGGAAACCCATCTCTCCGCGCATCTCTCTCATGGCTTTTTCGTAACCTTTGCGGCAGCCTTCCTTGTAGGCTTCCTCCACTTCGTCACCTCTCATACCGAAGCCGCGTCCGTAATCGTCACGCCCTTCTTCTAATATTTCCCACATTCCCATAATCATTTCTTGTTTTTAGATGCTTCAACCACTCCGAGCTGTTCCATTAACTTCTGATTCTGTGCAATGAGGTCAGCCATATTTTTGCTCATTTCCTGCATGTTCTTATCCATATTGGACATTTGCCCTTTCAATGCGGATATTTCCTGCTCCTGCTGTTGCTTGGCTGCAAATTCAGGGTTCAGCATGGCAAGCATTTGGTCACATACCCTAAGAAAGTTCTGATGATATTCCACACTTTTTAGGACATCCTCACTTTTCTGCTTCATGGTAAGGACCTCAGTATTCATTTCGTCTCTTGACCCTGTAATCAGCATTCCTGTCTTAATATCATCGGCAATATTGGCATTAGCCGGTATCTCTTGCAAATTGACATTCTGTCCGTTTATATTCACGACAAAATCAATAACCTGTACCGGCTGCGGATAAGGCATGTTGGGAACAGTCTTATATATGGTTTTTATGGGGCTTACATTAACGACCTGCCCACATTCCAAACTTGGATTTGCACCTCTATGAAGAAGATATAATGTACTGTTTACTCGTAAGTTCTGAAACATGATTGTTTGATTTTAAAGGAGTGTGGCTATTCCCATTTTGGAAATCACCACAAAACTCCATGTTAATTATTACTTGCTCCTTAAAGAAGCTGTTTCTGCTGTAGGAGCCGGAGCCGCTGTCGGTCTGTATCCACCATTAACAAGATACAATTCGTTGGTGTACTTGTTATAGTGAATTTCATAGATGCCTGTTCCGGCTAAGTTTTCAACAGTCACAGGCTCATTGTTATAAGCCATCAACGGTCTTGTGTCCCCATTAGTCCCTATCAGTATCGGAAGAGTTGCAGTCGTGCCGGCAGGTATAGCCTGACGGAGGCTGATATAGAACCCTCCAACATAATCCCTGTTACGGAATGCGTGGTTAGGAAGTTCCAAAGTAACATTCTCCGTGCCGACGGTCACAGCCACCGTAGGAAGAGTGTTGAAATTTGTTCTTCCGATTGATGGGAATAGGGATGGGAATCCTGTAAAAAAGTTAGGCCACATATCTACCTCCTTTCTTACCGGATTAACCCCAGTAGTTGTTGCAACCACATCCACTACGTCCGTATACAGCGTCACCCATATATGCACCGTAGGCGGCTGCACGGAAACAATCTGTATTAATAGCGGTTAAATTGGGGTATTGAACACTCACAGTATTGGGGAGCTTGCATTTGATTTTATCTACGTCTCCTTGTAATGCCTGCAATCCGGCTGCTAAAGGAGCAATCTGTTGTCCTACTGCACTCAGGATAGTGGCGTTCTGATTACGCTGGGATATTTCGGCTGTTAAAGTAGCCTTTTCCGCAGTAAGAGATGCAATCTTGTCCTGCAATGCCTGATTTTGAATTGCATCAAGTTTGGCAAGGATAGCATTCGTATTTGCAGTAGCCCCGTCACGCAATGACAACGCATTGTTGTTCATTGTATTGGTAAGGGCATTCATTGATTCGCAATTCTGCAAACGTCCTTCATAGCCTTGTCTTTCAATAGCTGTTTGCGTTTTGCAGCAACAATCGGCAAGTTGAGTAAGGATAGACTGGTTGCCTGACTGCATAGCATTAATAATCTGGTTGGTTGACAATCCCACCTGATTACCTACTTGTGTAATGCTATTCTGAACATTGCACAATGCTGTCTGAACCTGTTGGGTAGAGCAGTTGAATGAAGAAGCCAATTGAGAGATAGCATTACCGTTACCCTGAATAGCTTGCATCAACAATTCGCGTCCTGCGTTTCCTGCCAATTCTGCCGGAAGTCCGTTAGCTCCGTTTCCTCCACGTCCACCGAACAAACCGCCACCGTTGCCGTTCCATCCAAAGATACTTGCTATCACAACAAGCCAGATAATGCTCCACCATCCGTCCTGCCCTCCAAAGCCGTTGCCGTTATTCATCAAGGCAAGCAGGTTAGGGTCTATCCCCTTGTTCCCAAACATTCCGGGAAGCATGGCGGTAATGTCAAGCTTGCTACCACCTGAACCTCCATTGCCTCCGTCTGAATTAAAAACATAAGTTCTTTCCATAAGTATTTGTATTTTGTATCCCGGTCAAAATTGACCGTATGCAAAAGTACATATGTTGTAACTTATGTAAAATCAGTTGTTTCCCAATGATTTCTTTATATTATCCCAATATATTCTCAACATTTTCCCACTTTCCATCCTCTCATAGAAATTTGATATCATGTAGTTGACAGCACGTTTGGTTTTGTGGATATGAACGGCTATTTGTGAAGGGTACATGCCGCTTTCAGACAGGAGAGACACAAGAAGATACCGGGCATCCACTGTTTCCATGTTTTTATCAGAGGATAATATTTGGTCTACAGGCACTTCGGTTTCTTTTGAAACAATATTAATTATCTTGGCAAAGATTTCTGATTTGCACATAGTTTTTTCTAATTTTTATGCTTATCTTTGCCTCGCCACATAAAACATGAGATTTTGATGAACAAAGCATAAGATATTTATGTTGAAGATATTAGCCCCCAACATCAGGTATCTTATGCTTTATCATGTTTTTATGTGGCAATATTAATATGATGATATGTTGGGGGCTTTTTTTTAATTCTTAGCCCCCGAAAGAACTGCTTTTGTTATTTTTGAGTAATTGCTACGCTTCTACTCGTAGCGTTGTGAGGATAATCCTCGGTATAGTTTCTATTTCATTTTGAACCTCCTTTCTTTTTTATATTATAATTATGCAATTATACAAATAAATTACCACACCAACAAATTATAACTAATTCCAATTCCTACATAACTCCCCGCCGGATAACTATATCCTGCCTGAATCCCTAATCCCCATTTTTTTGATGGACATTTCGGTATGCGTACAATATCATTAGTAACCGTGACAGTCTTAGGATATACCTTCAGACTGTCCAAGTTCGGGTTGTAACCACTTACATAAGCCGTATAGTTACTGTCCCGGTATATCTTCTGCTCGACAGGGAGCACCGTATCACCTACATGGATAGTATCGCCTGTGTGCCAGCAAATCAAAGGAGTAGGAAGATAGTAGGGAACTGTATCCCTTCTTATCACAAGGCTTGAGCTGAATACCGTATCTGTTCTTGCCTCTATAACTGCTTCGGGGGATGGCTTTGCGAACCATCCTAAACCGAAAGCGAGTACAATCAGTAATATGTAAGGAAGCCATTTCATTTCAATTTGCTTTTAGCTTGCAACATTAACATACAACCCTACCAAGCTGCTTAAGTCATGGGTCAATGCCTGACCGCTGTCCCTTGTGCAGATATACAATACGTCATTCTGAGTATAGTACTTGTCTTTGAATATCTCCATAGGAGGCGTATAAGGTATCGGGTCATCCTTGGTGCCTGATGCGGTCTCTACAACCACTTCGTAGAGTGCTGCCGTAGCCATGCCGGGATATTGGCTTTCCAAAACCATAGGGATATCTTGCCGGACCTTATACAGGTGTTCCTTGTAATTAACCTTATCCCCCTTGGATAAGGATTCGTCTATGAATTCCGCCCAATCGGGATACAGCGATTTAACCTTCAGAGATTCGCTGTCTGTCAGACTGAATGTCTGTATCTGTTTTTTTGGCGGATTCCACCATGTTTTGTGCAGATGCAGCCAATATGTAATCAGCACTATAAGGTTGCGGTTCGTGATTCCATTCTTCCGATTCCATGATTTGTACAAATTCGGGGTCATCCATTCTGTAGGTGGGGAAGGAGTCCCTTGGGAAGAGGTTAACGAATTCCTCATGCAGCACTACTTTCGTACCGTCTGCGTTGCTTCGCATTGTCGGAAGTGCCAACAATCCATGTTGGGTCAGCCATTCCACTGTAACGATTGTATATCTCATTGTCCAATTATATTAGTTAATACATAATCAATTAATTCTTGCTCTGTGAATCCGTCTGCCTCTGTTGGTATGGAGTCGAAGGCTATGGAGTTGTAGAAGGCGATTCTAGAATAATAATCACCACCTAGATTATATCTAAAAAAAACGCATGTCCTATCCTCACTAAGAGGGACTGCATTGTTTACAATTGTAAAAGTATGTTTTATATCAAATAACTCTTCAGGATAAATAGACTTGTTCAATACACCATTTATATAAGTTACATTATTTGGATTTTCGTAATTATACGCAATGTCATTCGGGTGAGCAATTACCCTGAAATCGTCACCATATTTTTTGATTTGCGAATAATAGTCTTTTCGACTATTATAGTCCCCTATCGGATTAACCGTCATAAACAGCATCTTCACTCCACTACTCAGATTCTCTACCAATCCGCTATCATCTGCACCATCTGTCACTAATGCACCGGGATATTCGGGTATCTGAGTAATGGTGATGTCTGTGGAGTAGGGTTGATCGGAGATAACAGATATATAATTATATCCAGCTTTACCTTGATTAGTATCTAATTCTATATAATTATCTCCATTGTGTAACTCAACTCTATTGTCGTATGCAGTATATTGGGCAACGTAAACTTTATTATCGTCTAATATCCCTTCAACATGCCATTTGCAATAGATTATTTTTTCAATCATGTTTTTAGCTCTATAATACCCGAATTTGCCCCAATCTTGTGCCGGTTTCCCTTTAATTTGTCTGCCATTTATATGGTCGAATCTAATGTCAATTGCACCACTTACGTTAACAAACGCCTCATTATTATACCCATCTACACCGCTCATCATGTCGAAGAGAAAGTTATTTAACTTCATCCGTCTTCCTTTACCCGACAAGTCCTGCAAGTAAGCAGATTCCTTCAATGTTTCGTTGGTCGCACCTTGCTTCTTTACGTCATAGTAGAAAACGATATGCTCCCTTATCCATTGAGGGATAGGGGAAGGCTTGGAAGCACCGCCACCCGAACGGATTTCGCCAATGTGATTCAGTGCGATTGTATTCAACCGCACCGAATTCAAAGATATTGTGTTAACCTTCATAATCACTCCAAAATTAATGCCTTGACAGGCTTAACGTTGCACTGAATCTTGATATGCTGCTCACCAATAACACCTTCGATGTTCTTCTGCCAAACCGACCCGACACCGTAATCGACATCAAATGCCACCCAACTCTCACCGTCCAAACTCTGATACAATACCACCTTGGACGGATGTGTATCGAATACCAATTGCAAACCAAATGTAGACGCAGCAGGCTGAAACTTATACTCCTGATTGGAGCCGGATGCTGCAAAATTGCCGGTTATATCCTTTAATGCCATAATTGTAGATTTTATAAACTTAATACCTGTTTCCGATTCTTACCATCTGCCCTAAAGCTTACATGTACCCATGCGAAGTTGCTCTCATCAATCAACTGGTCATAAGGCAGGTTCTTGCGGATATACTCAAACAACAGCTTATTCTGTTGTCTGTCTCCTGTGTCAATATCGGCTGCTTCACCCTTCATATGCTGAGAAGACTTGCTTCCCTTGACAGCTTCATTCAGCTCCGGACAGCGATAACCGCTGTTTACTGTTATAGGCTTTCCCCACCATGTGCGTAATGGGTCCAGCACGTTATCCACCAAGGCAGTAAGAGCCGTTACATGCTCCTGTCTGCATCTGTTGTTGATACCCAAGCGGTCGGCAGTCGTGGACTTGCACAGCTCCGCAATTGTAAAAAACTTCATTTCTTTTCCTCCTTAATTACTTCTTTAATATCTTCTTTGTCAACCTTTAATGTCTTGCCGAAAATCAGCCTGAACGCTTCGACAATATTCAGCTCGATTCCCTTCGGCTTAAGTATGTTGCTGATAATCGAGCACATTTCCAAAAAACACACCATCAGGCAGGAATACATATCAATGTCGTAACGGCTGCCCGATGCCTTGTTTATCATAACCACCATGAAAACAAAGCTGAAATATGTAACCATCTTGCCCATGGTTCGCCTTACCGCCCGACTGAACCGGACCTGTTCGCCCATTATGATACTCTTTCTCAGCCCGCAGGCTAAATCACATATAATCACGGCGGCAGACACTATCAGCCACGGAATCATGTGTTCTATACTCTCCTGAACGAATGCGGTAGCTATTCCTGCCAATCCTCCGGCTACGCTCTTATCGATGCCATCTCTAACTATTGCACTAATCATTTGTCGGATTAATTTTTAATGTTATATTTGCAAACCTTGTTAACCGAAACGCGAAAGCTAATCTTGATTCCCTGCCCGCCTGAGAAGGTATGCAGGGAATTTCCCTATCTTAGCCTAATCAAGATTAAACACAAGCTTGCTCGGATAGCCAACGGTATAAGTCATATTAATCAGCTCTTCAAGCGTACTTAATCCGGATGCCTCGGATAGATGCTGCTGTGTGACATTATAGCATGATAACGCATACAACTCCAATTGGGCAAGCATCTGTAGTGCCACATCTATTGGGATGGTGTAATTAATCCCCTCAAACCAAAGAACGGTATCAGTCTTTTTGGCACTCTTCTCAATGTTGATGCTGTTCATCAGACCTACACGCATTTCCTTGGAGAGCCACATCTTCTTGCCGGCAAGGGTAAATTCGTTCACATGGTCAGACACATCATATTCTTTGATGCGCTTCTCCAATTCCCCGGCCAATGATTTTCTTACCGACTCTTCATCATTCGTATCACAGTACACCCATAATGTATCATATATATATGCTGTCCTTTCTACAGTACCTTCCATCGCAGGATAAGTAACTACTTCCTCGTTGACGCATACCAATGCTTTCTTGCCTGAATAGGTTATTAAAGGCATACGCACATCAAATTCATTTCTTTCTGTTTCCATAATCATTCTGTTATAATTCGATAAAAGGGATAGAAAAAGATCCAACGAATAAGTTATAGTCTGCGTCAGCAAGAGCGTTACAATACAAAGTACGAGCCGAAGCAACACTGTGATAAGCAATAGCACAACCCACACCAGAGCCACGGATACACCGCTCATTCGCATTAATATCTTTATTCTCATTTATAAATAAGAAAGCATTTTCGTAATTACGGGTCCCTCCACCAGCAGTCTCCGCACAAAAAAGAGAAAAATTATAATCCGATTTTTTCACCCATGATTCATTGGCAACAGGAAGATTTAACCCCGGATATTCCTTCTTTAAATCCAAACCTCTTTCCATGTCACTTTCTTCATTGCCAAGGACACGGTATGAGTAGGTTGTACGTGCGGGGACTCTGCTCACATCTGATGCACAGCGGAATTGCACAGGCAGATTATTGCCTTCCGAATCTTTTCGGGAAATGTAATATGCACCGTCCATCTGTCGGTATCCCCCTTCAATCGGTAGATTCCATCCTCTGTATATGGGGACAGAGCATTTCAGGATTCCAATGCCGCCATCCAGCACTGTATTGTCACTCCATTTGACACCGTCAATAAATTCCATCTTGGTGTAAGAGTTTACAACGGCTGTCATTACTCCGTCTGCCATTCCCTCACATCCGGGGACATTTCTTACCACGTAGTAATGCTTGCAGGCTTCCATGCCTGCGCCCGTAGACAGGTTGACAGAACCATCGGTCGTACACGACACATTTCCGTCTGCGCCAAAAGTGAACACATTCCCAATATTCCCTATCTTCGGCACAAGTCCTGCCTTGGATATGCCGTCCAATAGTCTTTGAGCTTCCATTATTTCTAAAAGTCCGGCCAATGAGGAACCCGAAATACCATTAATCAGATTAGTCTTATTTGTCGAAGATGCCAGAATAACCATATTAATACCAAGCAGATTGCTGTATTTTACTGTATCCCCGATTATCACCTTCCATCCGCTATTAGCGGTAAGTGCACTGTCTGCAAATGTAGTCGCATTAACGCTGTCTAATATTATACAACCTGCACCAAACAGGTTTAACCTAGTATGTGCCCATGTGCCAAGCTCAAAGCTCATCAGGCAAGTAATGATTTCGTAGAACTCATAATACATGCCCATATATGGACGATTGGTCGCTTCGTCTGCATTCTTTGCCTGTGCATTCTTGATTGATTGTACCGCGGACACATTTAGTGTCTGGTATCCGCCACCACTTGTCTTATAGCTTTTTTTGAATATGTTCAAAGGTGCGGTGTATGTCCCGATTGCGTTCTTATTATAGACATAATGGGCGCAATTTCTTGCATCATCTTCCAGCTTGGCGGTAACACATCCACCGGGGACGATGGCAAACGGTCTGATTCGCTTTGCCTGCTTCCCTCCGATACCGAAAGGCAGAAGAGACAATGCCACAATGTTATATTCCCCTTCCGTACCTCCCTGTGGCGTATATTGCATGGTGGTGCGTAAGTAATACAAATCGCAATCGGTGAAGTTCATTACGTCTCCATCGGTCCCGTCTATGGCAATATTCCTGCCATCGACAGATTGAGTAAGTCTTCCCGGTGCACATTGTTTTAGCAACTTGCCATTCTTAAACACTCCAAGATGCAGATGTGACGCTAACGAGCGAAGTTTCGATGTGTTCCCAAATGTAACCTGTGCATCCGGGTCTGCACTTCCGTTTACTCTTGCGAATCCACATGCACCCAAGGCTTCCAACTCATTTGCCAGTGCTTCGATAGCGGTTGCATTGGCTTCCTCGGCTGCTTGTGCACGTTTTGTTTCGTCAAGAATTCGCTTATTCAATTCGGTTAACTCTTCCGTAAGGTTTTTACGCGTAGTCGGATGTACCACCGCATCAGTGGTTGTAGCAGGGTAAATAGTCTGCCCGCCTTTGGTAAGTTTATGAATTTTAGCCATATAATTCTTATTTTAATTCGTAAATATATTTTTATCGGTTCCCGATAAAAGGAAACCACTCAATACATCTTCGTATTCTTTATCAGAAATAGGAAAGGAAGAAAGCATCTCATTCTGCACATCCTTTACCACAGAGTCCTTTAATTCGGCACGCTGTTCCTCTGTCATGGATTCCCATGTCATTGGGTCTCCCTTATCGCCTTTCTGATAGTTAGGATAAACGTCAATTGTACCTGTACTGTCATCAGACTTGCCATTGACAAGAACGATGCCTGTAAACTCCATGGATACAAGGTTACAGATACTATCAGCAAAATCAGCATCAGTAAGGTAATACTCGCGTCTGACCGTCAGGTTGCCCGGACGCATGCCATGATTATCAAACACAACCAGCAGGCTGCCATCATCCAGCCTGCGACAGTTCTTGTAATCGTGTCCATCGAAAGAGGCTACAACGGGTTTCGACAATGCTGTCTGATAAGTAAACCGGAAAGGAGTTTTCAGATCTCCATTCAGGTTTTTCTCTATGATTTTAAAATCGGACTGATAATTTATTCTCATAACTATAATATTGATGTCACATCGTCAATTTCCACGGCAAGCAGATACTTCTTATCAGCGTCTACGGTTTTCTGATAAGGTGTTAAATCAGGTGTCACGTATCTTTTCAACGCATCGGTAGATAATCTTCCGTTTGTATTCCCTTCCTGGAAGGGTATGTTCTCCTTGCCGTTCGGCATTGTCCGTGCGTCAAGCTCGTTAATCGTTTTTCCTGCCATAATTATTTGTTTTACATTATAAACATTCTGCCAATTTCCGCCAATACGGTGATGCCATTAACCTTGATTTCCCCGTCTTCATTTTTCCCGATTGCAAACTCCTTATCCGTAGGGATAACTTCCGCAATGGAAACCAAATCATCGTCTGTGAGTGCCCTTTCGCTGACTGTATAGTCATTGTCTGCCGAAGCGCATTCTCTTGCCTCTTCAAACTCGCGCATCAGTGTTTTTTTCATATCAACATAAGAGAGGTATTTCTCACTCTGCTTAATCGACTCAAGCTCCTGTTTTTCTTCGTTACTTATGTTTTCTTTCTTCTCCAATTCATTCACTCGTGGGAAGGCTTGGGCGTCATAGCCTTCGGGTTTCAGCTTGGCATAGATACCGCGCATATCCTCGTTAAAGCTCTCCATTGCCCTTTCGTAGGCTACGAGATTCAAGATTATCTTCACCTTCGTTTTATTGGCAAGTGGCGCACCCTCATCTGATTTCAGCGGCACGAGTTGCAAAAAACTCATTTTTCTGATAATTTCGTTGATTTTCATTTTGCGCCTCCTTCCTTGGGAATGGAAGACAATATGCTTCTAAGCATACTCTCTATATCTTCGATGGGAGCTTTCATGCCTACTGTCATGGTAAACCCTGTGGGCATGATAGAGGCTGTGCCGACATAAGCATCTCCATCCAATACGATATATTGGATATCATTTGTTGTGTTGTTTGAGACCTCGCCATTTTCATAAAGTCTTGTAATACTTTCTTTTTTTCGTATCAGTTCCATATCTGTATAATTTAATGATTAGTATATTATGGGTTAGGGTTCAAAGCCAAAGGATAAGCCTTCTTCGTGTACTTTCCGTTGGATAGCGTAACATATACATAGTACTCTTGCAAGAAATTCATCAAATCAAATTGACCCGATATCACAACCGGATTGTCCAGAGTCAAATCCTTGTCTCCTAAAGATTTTTGCTGCTCACCTGCCTGGAACGGGTCGGTCACGTCACTCGTTATGAATCGCAGACTAATCCAATTGTTGCGAAGTGTCATATTGCCATTGGTAGCCTTTAACTTGAGTTCCCACTTGACAGCCGTATTCAGACCTGTCATTGGATGCGTCACATACTCTGCATTCAGATTGATTACCAAACCACCCGCTTCTTCTTCCGATACATACTTAACCCTGCCGGGAGAGCAGTTCATAACGGGCAGGAACAAGTTAACCGAATCCAAGTCATAGATGCTATCAATCTTATTCATGCAGAGAAACGGATATACATCATAATATTGACCTAGTGTCAGACCCCTGGCAGGCATTTCCAATGACACACCCGGCTTCACGTTCGCCAGTTTCCTTACGATTCTGTTGGACGAGTCAACCAACATCGCCCCAAACCACCATGTTTCAAGGTTAGTTCCGAAATCTATATCAGACAACGTTATAGAGCCGGGTCCTGACTTGTCCACATCGGTAATGTTGATTCCAACCGAACATGATATAGTTCCGGATTGGGATACTTTGGAATCGCACTGAAATGCGAATATGGGTGCCCATGCATTATGCTTGTACAACAGAAAATCCGCCAACCTGTACGGACTCCCACTTCCGCCCCAAGGTCTCTCATAGGTATATCCGTTCATCTTGTCTTCCGTATACAGCTTGGGGATTTCCTCATAAGACGCTACAGGGGGCGGCTTAATGCCGCAATTCTTCATCGAGCCCTTCCACCAAGCCCCTTCACCGTCAGATGGCATGCCCCTGTCAGGAGCAGCAGAAGCAATATGGACAGGCTTACATCTTGACCACATATTAATCTCATGGCTCGTGCACAACCCGCTCACATTCGTTGCAGACGTCCCAAGAACGGAAGCAACGTCACTCCTCAGATTGACAGGAGACGTAATTACGTTATTCGAATTAGCCATATCAATAGAGCAGTAACAGGGTTATATAAGTCGAGATAAAGGCACACATCTCCATCCAAAACACAGGCTTCCTGAACTTAAGGCATGCCAATACGATTACACCGCCAAGGAAGGTTATAAGAGGGACGTACCAAAAACTCATCAACACTTGCCATACAAGAGAGGCAAGTGCGCAGATTCCCGCGCTTACATAATGGATATTGCGGTTATAGTCCTCCTTAAACAAGGGAGCCGAGCCGACAAACGCCAATGATGCACTTGCGATAAACGCCAGGAATTGGTATTCTTCCTTGCTGGCTTCGATGAACGATGCAACCAGCAGGGAAGATTCGGCAAGGCAGAAGAGCGTGAACAGCCAACCCCTCTTTCCAAGCCGATAGTATGTGTCACTGATACTTGCAGGGATACCATACATCCCGACTGTATATCCGATATAGGATACAAACAGAATAATCGAAACAATCAATAATGTAACCATAGTTTTTAATTTATAAATTTACGTTTCAAATCATCAATCTCTTTGTGCAGCTCAATTATCTGAGCCTGCAATACTGCCGTATATTGGGCATAGTTCACGGACAGGTAGTGTTCTTTCGAGCTGCCTATAGATACCAATTCAGGATACAATTCTATCATATCCTGTGCGATAAACCCTATACTTTCCTTTCCATCCTTGATATAGCTGACAGGTGTGATGAACCCTCTGTTCCGTAGCGGTTTTATACATGACTTTAAGCGGGCGTCCGAATAAGCGGTAATCTCACCGCTTGCAAGGAACGAACCCTGGATAACCGCCCTGTTATTAGAGGCTTCAAGCTCCAATCTAATCCCCGGGCTGTTACCTCCATCATCATTCGACACTGCTATCAGCATGGTCCCCCATGTGTCGTAATTAGGTCGATACGTGCCAATGGTGTATCTTGTCTGCCATCCAACACCGTCCAGTGTATCCTTCCAGCTAATTATCGGTCTACAGGAGTCGTGCATCATCAAGGATAATTGGTTAGCCCTGAATACGGCATTGTCCGGATTGAAGTATATCGGCCATTGTAATTGCCAACGGTCTGTCATCGTGCTTACGAATGATGCTCTGCATTGAAGATTGTTGTAGCAATAGAGATTCGTGATATTAACAATACCATCCGACTGGAACTGAGCTACACGCCCTGCCGAAGTGTAGAATGCGATACCGTAATATCCCGACATGTGCACAAAATTGTCATTCCCTGCAAAGGATAAACCATTCCAAGGACTACCCCCATCGTGAGCATTATCAGGCTCACTACCAATTATGGTGCACCCAACCTTATTCGCCCAAACAGTACTCCACATATTGCTATTCCATCCACCGCCAAGGCTCTTGCTTCCCGATGTGGGAATCAGCCCATCAGAACCGAAACTGTAACCGAATCCCGAACCATTAAGGGATATTTTTTTGCTTCCGTAGATAGTCAAGGAATCATCAGACGCCTCCTTCAAGTATACGTAATCACCGTCACCGAAGTTTATTTTGTTACCAAAATTCTCGGCTTTGTTCAGGACTATATTATTAGTGGTCGTAGTTCCATTTATCGCAAGGTTGCCTGTTATCGTTCCGCCTGCCAAAGGCAGATACTTTCCTGTTATAATATCATCCTCCAATTGGGACAGTTTTGTCGGGTACGCAGGAAGAGATATCACCCCATTGGATACATTGTAAGGAGTCGCGCCCAGCTTTACCTGCTTGGCATATACACTGCCCAAGTCCGGTATGTGGGAAAAATGGATTCTCTTGGACGTGTCAGACTTGGCAAGCTCATCCCACATGGCATCTATATCCAAACCGCCACCGCCTTTTTTATTCGTCCACTTGTTTTTAACCGAGTCGTAGGTCAATACCTGTCCTTCCGATAGAGGAGTAACCAGGTCTACATCGTCCAGCATGCCCAATGAGGTTGCACCACTTCCACCACCGGTTGTCGAACCGAACGCAGCAAGGTCACCCGTAGCGTAGAAATTAACCATAGACCCATCATCCTTCTCTACATATACGGCATTATTGGTCGCGTCATATTTCAGCAGAGCATTACCGATTTGGACAGAATTGATGGCTTTTATATGAGTGAACGGATATTGAGGTTCCAATATATATTTGAATTCTGCCGAGCGCAAGAACTTAAATGCCGACAGTAATACACCGACCGTTTCCTCACCGACAAAGAATGACAACGGGTCTGCATGGAGTGTACCATCTTCTTCCCACCAAAGTGCACCGTTGGCAAAATAACCCGTACCGTCAAAGCGCACAAGACCTTTGGCAACGTTTTCCGGCACGCTGCTTTCCGGGTAATCGAATTTGTCCAGCATGGAACCTCCCCACCAGGAAGCAATACCTCCGCCACGCTTGTCGGATTGGTGTACACCGTTCGTACCGCTCATTATCTTGAAACCGCTTTCCGAGGTGTATCCTAAAGCTAACAATGAGGATTGAATAAGACCACCCTCAATATTGGTATATTCCTTAAGTGCTTTCGTCAGATAGGATATATCTCCTATATTCTTCGATATTTCCTTGATGGATTCGTTAAGCTTGCCCTGTATATAATTGTTCGCGGCATTGACATTGGCAATAAAATCACCGTACTTCAAGTTGAACGCTGAATACTTGCCATCCACCATAGCCACTTCGGTCGCTGTGGTCTTACCGTCCTGAATCACACCGTTAATGGTGTTTATAAGCTCCTGTGCCGAGCTATTGAACAAGCGGTACGCGGTTTCCAACTCCGTCTTTACCACGCCTTCATCAAGAAGCTCATTCTCTATAATCTTATTATAGGATTCTGTTACATCGTTTTTGATGGAATCAATATTATTCAGGTATTTTTTAATCGCAGCCGCTTCCCCTCTGTCTACGATACCATCATTGAATGCTTCATCGGTAAAGTCCTTCATTGAACTTACAGTACTGTCCAGCTTTTCAGCCGCTTTCTTCGTTTCTTCGGCTATTTTCTTTGCTTCTTGCGCCAAAGTGTCATCAGTGTATTTTGATGCAAGCTCCCAATGGGAGATACTAAATGCTTCCCCTGCCTTTTTTGAAGTGTTCGCTCTGAGCATATCGTCCTTGTAAGTGCTACCATAGGTCGCATTTACCCACATATCACCTATGTCGTATGCGTCCGAATTCTGCGGTTGTCTCACAAAGATGCGTCTTTTCCCATCTGCGGTATCCTGTGCTTTTTGAGCGTTTTCCAAAGCCTTGACAATATCCGTATCGGTAATGGCATTCCAATACCATCCCTTTTCTTGTTCATATTGGAACCGGTATGCTTTTCCCTCCTTGCTGTAATAGAGGTCTCCCAAATGATTGTTCTTCTTCTCATCTGTATCCCAATCGGATGCGGGAAGATTTTCAAGGGTGGGCACAGGGTCGTAAAACCATGTTTCTATCGCACCGTCAACCTGATTCTGGATATTATCTATTTCCTGCTTGATGTACTCTTTCAGAGGGTCTAAATCCTCAATGTACTTTTCAGATGCTTTTTTGAGAGCATCTTCGATGGTGTCTCCATTGCCGATGGTAGTACCGACCGACAGCTTTCCTTTCAATTCCACGCCTTCACCTTGGGTGAACTTAACAAAGCTGTTACCATCACGGTCCCCAATATACGCATCACCGTATACATGGAAAAACGCCTTGTTGTTAGTTTTGTCTACGCCATACTCAACATACTCCTTGTTCAAGTAGGAGTAGGAGTCTATACCGTGATACAGAGTAACACTCGGGCTGAACACATCGGTAGAAGAGAAAACAATGGCATTCTGTGCGTCAATATTGCTTTCATCCGTCACGTCCTTGTTGTCAATGCCTTTCCATTTGATTCGTGCACCAAGGTGGGCTACAGTATCACCCTTTGCCGGAATGTCACTGCCTGTGTCGCAATCCGCCATGCTGAGGTCAATATAGTGCAATTTGTATATGCCGACATTGATAGGCTCTTTGCTTGCCCCTACACATAAACGCCAATAATAATGGTTCGCTACCTGTTGGTATTCTCCCGGTTTTTGTATGTTGAAGTTTTTGCTCTGTATCTGGAAGCCTGCACGGAAGCGGTTCTCCACTTCCACACCGTCCTGCTCGGCAAGGAAGAAACATCTGTACACGCCTTCGGGGACGCCATTGTCTACCGTTTCTTTATCCATCAATTGGAGTTCACTGCCATCTGCAAGCAATATAGGATTCCCGTCTGCCATTGAAAGTATGGGCGTTTGTTCAATGGTGCCCTTGGTCCAAACATCAATAAGCGTAACAGCACCACCCGGAGTTAGAACTATCTTTCCACCTACAGAATTTACATTTTGTATCTCCAATGATTCGAAATAGGCTTTCATGCGGACTTTCAGTTTATCAACCTCCGCATAGGTTTGACCTGTTTCCTTATCAACCATTATGATACCACCTGTACTACCACTGACAAATTTCCCTATTTCAAAAGCTTTGTCAGAGGATAACTTGTGCGGGGTACGGTCATCTTTATCTTTTCGCAAGAAGAAATTACTTCCAAAGGCTTTTATCAGGCTCTTAATTTGTTCTGAATTATATCCACCATTACCTTGACCACCGCTTACTATTGAATCAATCTGGTTCTGAATTTTTTCTAATGTGCCTACAATTTTTTCTTCCTTGAGAGTAATTTCATATTCTGGAATCATATCATCACCTTCTTTTATAGAAAGAGAATCAATGATTATACTCCCACTTATTCCCAAATCATCATCCTCAAACAACATCAAATCACCTTCTTTTATGGTATCATGAATGCTTGTCTGATTATTGGCAACAGCATCATCGTGTTGCCTTGCCATGTAAATATTGTCTACTTTGGGAATGTATGAATAACGAATATAGTCATTTTTTGCTAACCATTTTTTGGCAGATGAAAGTAATCGTTGGGAATGTGCTTTTATATAGACATCAGGCATTGATATATCTAATAATACAAACTTATCACCTGATTTTATATTATAATTTTTATATGGGAAGAACAGTTTTATTCCATCATCATATACACGAGTGCATGTAAGGATATATTTATTACCATGTTTCTCACATTTAGTTATTTCAAAATCACGTCCTCCACACATTCCGTCTTTCATTGACAAGGTAGCAGTTTCTCCCAAAAGGTAGTTGTTGATATCAAAACCTATATCCTTCAATGTGACAGTAAAATTCCCTTTTTCTATTTCCCCTTTATTATCTGCTTGACCATCATCGGTTAGCTGTTCGGCTGAGTACACTTCGTCAAGATTCCCATTATCTCCTGGGTCTATTGAAACAGTTATTCCTGCATCTTCGAGTTGCTGTGCTGTCATTCCCTCTATTGAAGGAAATATTTCTTCCAAACCTTCCTGGCTTCCATCAAAAAAAATAGTACCTTCTCTTATACCAAGTTCTTCTATGTTATCGCTGTCGATATAAGGGTCTAATGTTGTTTCGGGGAATCCAGGTAACATAAGGTTGTCTACTGCCATATTATTTGGCAGATAATTGCCGACAGAGGAACCGGATAATTTATTGTAATATCTGTCAGGCATATTTCGTGTGCTTCCATATGCTCTTAGACGAGTAACAATCTTTTGGTCAGCTTCGGCATTGCGTTCTATCTCATACAATCCTTTGCCTTTCCCATATTTAAAAATATTGTCTACTGCTATCCCAGCAGTGCCTATAGTGATCTCTCTTCCTCTTATTATGAAATTAGCTTCAAATTCAGAGTTTGTTAATGCAAGTGCATCCCATACATTTATTGTATCTACACTTATGTTGATATTTTTCTTGTTGACATATTCAGGATGAACGATTACAGTCCATTTTTTATTCCCTGTATATATACGATCAAGGTTTACCTGAATGCGTTCAGCGAGATTTGATATAGATGATGCAAAAAAGCTGAATTTTGGCAGTGAGGTAAAATGTATATTGTTGTCATTGGGAACATAATCAAGGAAATCACATCTCGCAAGTTCGTCACTTAAAGAGTTGAATTTTACATTGTCATAAGTGAATGCATCTCCTGTAGAATTTTTACTTGCTTTCTTTAAAATAGTAGGGTCATAGTTTATTTCAAAACGTTCCCCACGATATATAAGATAATCACCTATTGCAAACTCTATAGGGGATTCGCTTTTTATAGTACAAACAACAGAACATTCACCCATAAATTCACCATTATATTCCAACTGATGAATTTTACATTTTGCTATCTGTCCTGTTTTATTATATATCGTCCAACTCATAACACTTTTTCTGTAAGTCCCGTTATTGTTTCACCAATGCCCTTTACCGGAGTTACTCTTGATAAAGGGTTGTCAACTTTCATAGTAAGCTCAAATTCCATAATATCATCAAGATTGCCTTTTGTAAGTGTAGGCTTCCCTATTTTAAAAAGTCTGCAAGTCCGACCTATTCCGTCATGTGGAACAAACAGCTTTGTTTCCACCCCACTACCATCTTTTCCTGTCAAATAATCTAACAGAAAGTCCATTTTGTCCCATGCTGTATTTGGTTTCCCTTTATAAGCTATCCTTATAGTTATATTGTATGGTTTTAAAGGAAGGGTAGGAGGTATATAAGTGTCTTCTCCGTTTTCATCTGACCAATTCCTTGAAGGGAGGTCCTTGATTTCCATGTCTGGTAAAGATATACCCATACATACCATTCCGAAATCAGTAAGACTGTCTTTCAAAGAGGAACTTTCCTTTACTTTTTGCATTAATATGGAATAAGGCTTGCTCATCGTACTATTGTTTGTTATATAAGATCATTTTATAGAGTATTCGCTAAGATCTATCTGTATTCTGTCAGTTCCTTTGCCGTATTTATCGCGCCACTCCTTGGCTTTGCGCTCCACATCGTAGGCATCAGCTTTGTTAAACTTGTTTTTTTTGTTTCTTTTGTCCTTATGGTTGTATACTGTTATTGGGCAATCAACTGCCATAAGTTCTATTTGTGCTGCGGTATATCCCCAATAATATCCCCACATTGGAATATTCCACAGTCCCCATAGCAATTTCAAGGGCTCTGTGAGGCATCCATGTTTTTCTCCGATGAACCATGCTGCTCCCCAGTCTGTCCTCGAAGGATACGCCTTGCTTCCTCCCTCGTCTTCATCATCTCGGTATCCCTCATCTCTGTCAGATATATGATAGACATGAAGTAGCTCTCCACATCCTCTTTTTTTTTACATGTTTCCAATAATGGCAGATATTCTGCATCGGTGTATTGCTTCACATAGAAAAACCATCTCCAAAGAAACCAATAAAGAAAAAATATCGAGAAATAGCCGTTAAGCAGAAGAGCTGCCACACATTTGGCATTCACTTTTCGCTCGTCCTTCTCGTTTAAGATGATGTCTGTCACCTTGCTTTTGGCTCCGTTTCTTATATAACCTATCTTCCATTTGGATTTTCCAAGAATGACAATATCCTTCTTATTGCGTTTTACCGCATTAAGTTCTCTCTCATCAGCTTCTGTAGGCTCTGATATTATCTTTCGTTTTGTCATGATTATATATTCGTTAATGAACAGAAGTGGATATGCATTATTCCACCTCTGTTTTCTAAAAAAATCTCATTAACCACCTATTGTTTTCCATAAAATCATAATGTCAGCACCTTCACTGTTCTCTAAAGGGCTGACGGCAACATTGAAATAAGCCGGTTTGTCACCATCAGCAGCAACAAGACTAGAATACATTTCCACATTAGGCAAGGCGATAATAGTCTGTCTGTCTTCGCTGAACATTAATAAAGAGCCTACAACTTTTTTGGGAGCAAGAGAGTATGCGCCTCCTGAGTATGTTACACCCTCAACAAGAATACCTTCTGTACTTGTGATATCTCCTCCTACCTTGTTCATCAACAAAGAGTTTACAGGTCCTGCAATGCTTGCCACTTGGAATGAGATGTCGCCATCTCCTTTCGTTGCCTTGCTTACCCATGTACTTCCTGTAGTAAGTTTGATTTTAGTAACTTCTGCATCTCCGGTATTAAAATTTACTCCTTCTTCAAGTACTGGAAATTCTATATCGACAGTAAATGCTTTGCCTAAATCTGCTGTCTTTATTTCAGAACTCTTGAAATAAATTTCCTTTACGTCATTGAAAAGTGTTTTCAAATCGGTCAGTTTGGTTGTAACGGTTAGTTCTGCCATAATTTTGTCGTTTTTATTGTTTTACTTTGTGTTTGTTAATATGAATAGCTGTCGGTTGTGTTTACCAACAACTTTGCTTGTATGTTCCATACGGTGAAACCTAATCCATCATCTCCTTTAAGGACTATCTTCGGATTCGTTACCGAATATCTCTCAGAAACAATTGGGAATTTCTCAAGAACGGCATTAAGTATTTGTTCTAACTCCCTAGTCGGAGATATTCCGCTGCTACGGTTCCTCACAAATATCTCTATACGCATTGTAGTTTTCTGCCATGCATTCTGATCATCAATAACTATCGGCAGAGATACCACTATCATATTATCCGTTTGTTTGGATAAAGCGGATGGTCTGTGTTCTGGGAATACCTTTTCTGCCACATCTGAAAGCCTTTTACACATGTCTTTCAATATTTCACTGATATAGTGCTTGGTTATATGCGCCATCAGGATATCGGTTTTAGATTGTCTAACAATATACTTTTAAGCCCTTGGTATGTTTCGGTTAGAACATTAAGTTTGCGTGTGTTTTCCAAATAAACTGAATATTCTGTTCCGGTGGTCATTACTATGGCATATCCTTTTTTAGGGCTTCCCTTATAACTTTGTAGAAAATTTAATGAGGTTTGCTGACCATATAAATTATCTACATCAACTGCTCCACTTACACTCCTTGCCTTTCCTTCATAAGGGCGTGTCAAATAGATGGTTTTACCCTTCTGTATTTTTAACCTTATTGGTTTCCTTAGCCTATCTCCGGAAGATATTACGAATGCAAGTTTACCGTCAATATAGAAGCCACAGGAGTAAGAGGTTTGAGTGTTCCCGGTAAAACCGTCGAATTGTCTTTTTCTCTCTGCATCATCTATCAGTTGGTAGCATATTCTTGCCATTTTGTCTATAAAATAAGCATTTTTTATGGCTTTGAACATTTGTACACCTTCATCAAACCCTTCTATCTTCCCCATATATTTAGTTTTTAGACATATTGAAATAAACTGTGGTTCCCATTTCAGTAGGGTAGGCATCAGTCACTGTCAGCTTTTTGTTAGTTCCCGTATAGTCGGTCACATCCAATATACATCCTGTACAAACGCCCTTTACTAGCCCAGGTATATCAACCGCATAATCTCCTTTTAATACATTGTCTGTTTTGAATGTGCGCAGGTTACTACTTCCATATTTATTGCATTTGCCTTCGTACAACACAGTTTCTACGCCATCATCCCATGATGTTTCATCGGATATCTTGTATACTCTGCATGTATGTGGGAATCGTGGGTTGCTTACTTTCGCCATAACTTCATACCATAGGTTTTCATCCGTATCGTCCCTTTTATAGCATTCTCTCCATATTTTTTGTAGATATCGTTAGCCATAGCTCGAAGATTGCGCTTATCGAAAGCGGAACTTTGTGTACCTCCTTCTTTGTGTTTCCATACACCGTTTGCATCTTCAATGCTGCCGGTTACACTTGGGGTGCTTGCACACCACATATATAAGTCGGCTTTGCATAATTCTTTCGTTCGTTTATCTATATCCCTTATATCAAGATTGGGGACAAGTTCACGATCTATCAGAATTGAGTTAATAGCATTATCGCTTACATCGAATCCGACACAACCACGGAGATAAGACTCTATGGTCGTGTTGAGTTCTGTAATATTTTGAGAAGCATTAGTCATTATTCCCCTTTAATTTCTAGATAATACATCCACCGTACCTTATTTGGAACTACTAGCCCTGTTACTTCGGATTTGATTACTTGGGTCATTGTCTCGTCATCAAACAGTTGACGAATCAAAGTGCGTCCACCGTCATACAAAGCTGTTCTCGCTCCCGGCGTTTCCATATAGATAGGCTTACCGCATTGGACATCACCAATAGCACCATTTGGAATATAAACCATAACTCCTTCGTTAAAACTCTGTAAGTTAACATATTCCATCTTTTTGGCGGTCTTGTTGAATTTTTCAACAACAGATATAGCATCGATTACTACAATAGGAGCTCCAACTCTCGCCTCAATGAATGCTTTAAGGGTTTCATCGTCAATCAAAGAACCTAATGCCTTTTTATTAGCATCATCTGTAACATCTGGGCGTGTATAAGTTACATATAAATTACGGAAATATGGGAGCATCATCAAATCATCCCATGTAGTTTTACTAACTTCCCAATGTCCGGCAGGAGCAAAATCTTTTTGTTCGCTGTTACGTTTCACATCACGCATTACTTTTATAGGGTCAATGGCATTAGTATCAAATTTTTGAGTGACTGTTCCATGAGAACTATCTTTAGAATACCAATGACTTTTTTGAATATTCTTAGAAGGAACACCAAAATCTATTTCTGTGGTAATGCCTAATGGGTTATTGGTGGCATTGATTACTAGCTTCCCTTTATTGGATACAATTTGATGACGTTGGTGGGCAATAGTATTATAATTACCACCAATCAAATCGTCAATACCGTTAAATAATAATTCCATAATGGTATCTTCGATTTCCGGCGTAGTATCTCCAATAGCATTGGCGAGCATCATCTTCTCTCGGAGGATTTTGCGGCTCATTACAACTTCATGCTTAAATGTAGGTAAACCACCCATTTTCAAGCTGAGACCATCAGTTGATTTGGTTGCACCGTCACTGTCAATATCCACATAAGTTGCCATAGTGTATGGGCGGATAGTTGCCTCAATCTGCTCATACGTAGGATTGATTGGAATATTAGGATTCAAAGGGAAACCCATCTGTGAGAACGTTCTGTCTGCATTGTATTTTTCGGCAAACATATCGTTGATGTATTTAGTCAACGCACTACCTTGTTTATCGCTTACGTATCCCATTGAAGCAAGTCCTTTTGCTACAATGTCGTAGAATTGTTTGTCTCTTGTGTACATTATATCCTCCTTTCTTTAGGCTTCTCTTACAAATTCAATCATTGGGAGATTAGACTCCATGGCTGTAGGAATACTTGCTCCTACTACTCTGTCTGCATAAATTCTTCCTGCTCTCACTACGGCACAAGTAGCTAAAGTGCAACCTTCGGGAATGCAAACATCTTCAAAAATCAATCCGTTTACAGTGTTTGTAATATCGGTCCATTTGGAAGCATTGAAAGATTCAGGAGATTCAATTTTTGTTTTGTTCTTATATATTTTACCTCCATTCTCTACGATATCACCTACTTCATAAGTTTTTTGTTCATACGCCGGTCCAGCCAGCACCACTACCGTTTCACCTGCTCCCATAAATTGTACCGGTGTACCTGCACCAATAACTGTACCTGCCGGGTATTTGGTGTGATTTATCATGCCACCTCCCTGATACAGTTCTCTTACTCTGCTCCACACAGGAAAATGGCCTCCGAACTCTGCACTTCCTTGTGCTATGGTATTAAAAGTTCCTTTTTGTAAGTTCATACTTGTTTTGTTTTAATTTGTGTTTGCGTTAATACTCTCTCAGTCTTGCTGCTCGTTTTTTGGTAATTTCCCTTGGCTTTGCATACGGGCTTTGAACGCTTCTCGTTTCACTTTGGCAGCTTCTTTATCTGCTGTTCCTCCATTACCGCCACTGCCTTCCCCTCCGTAAGGAGATGCTCCGTTACCAAAATACGACTTCAGTTTTTCCTCATAAACATTCTTAACAGCATTCATGAATGCAGTATCATCCATGCCTTCTTTCAATTCTGTCATTTGAACAGCGTCATTCCATAAGGCAGTGTTCTGTACTTTCAGTTCCTTTGCTTTCCCTTTAACAGCACTACGTATTTGATCCATGGAACGTTTCTGTTGTTCTCCTTTCAATTGAGCTTTGAGCTCTTCAACGCTTTTTTTCAATTCGTCCAACGCTCCATCTTGTTGTTGCGATGATTGTTGAGTCTGTGGCTTGTAATTTTTAACAAATTCGCTTTGTTCATGCCGCATTTGTCCACCCATGGATTTTAGGATTTTCACATGTGTGTTCACGTAATCATCTGTCACAATTGCATCATCCGTAATACCAGGAAGAATCGCTTCAAGATATGTGTCAAGTGTCCTTACAGATAATCCGGTGTCTCCGTACATCTGCGTGTTAGCATCAGGTTCTCCGATACTTGGCTTAAATTTGGATAAAAGGGTCTCTTTGTCCATAATGTTCGTGTCTTATTTTGTGTTTATGTTGAAAAAAATAGAGCCATATCAAAGTGGGGTTTCCACCTCGATACAGCTCTATCGGCTTTATATCTTAATCTATTATGTCGTTGCGGAAGGTGGAATCGAACCACCGACCTCTTGGTTATGAGCCAAATGAGCTACCAACTGCTCTATTCCGCGATATTATTTTATTCTCCGTTTCCTGTTGCATTGATGTCAATATAGTGTTTGCATCTCCTACATTTTACCCGAAGCATAACAATTCCTTTAAGGTAACGTATTTCGCCTATCTTTTGACCACATACAGGGCAGATTGCCATGATCCCCTTGATCTCTGTCTCATCAAAATTTATTTCTGTATGAATCTTTATCATAGGCTTTCTTTTCTGCAAAGATAAATGTTATAATCTGATTTGCAAATAAAAATAGGATATATTTTCTTTATTTTAATGGAGTATATGTGTATATTTGCATAAACAATTGTAAATACAAGCCAAAGAGCTGTGTTACCCATACTGATTGTATGGATGCACAGCTCTTTTCTATTGAATATGGATATAATAGATTGCAAGTTAAAAACAAAGTACGGTCAGGATGTGCTTGATTCTAATTATATACTTTCCCTTCGTGAAGTGGACAGGAAGAACCCAAACAGGTTGAAGATTATCGCACAAGCAGGGGGACAAGAAAAGCTATTGTCCACTAATGCTGATATATGCATATATGGTGGGCAGCGCGGTGGAGGAAAAGCACTGATATTCGATGAACCGATATGTACTCCATTTGGTTTTAGAAAGATACAAGAAATAAAAGAAGGTGATATTATAACTGGACTTGACGGGGGCATGCAACGGGTTATATACAATTCCTATCAAGGCTATAAGGAATGCGTAAGGCTGAAATTTGTTGACGGTTCATACACAGACTGCTGCATAGACCATCTTTGGAATATAAAGCAATCAAATTATTGTTCCAAGAAACGTACCATGTATAGATTGGGGCTTAATGACGAATGGAGAGTATGGACTACAAAGATGATTATAGATCATATGGAAAAACAAAAGGGGAAGAAGCGACCAAAACATCTTTCCATTCCATTATGTAGTCCTGTAAGATTTACAAGGAACAAGCCATTTAAGTCCAAATTCAATCCGTATATAATTGGTGCTCTTATTGGGGATGGGTGTATAACGGAGAATATAATAAACGAGAACAGCTGCATTATGCTGTTCAATCCAGATGAGGAAGTTATCAGTGAATTTAAGAATAATGTAGAATATTCTTCTTGTAAATTCAAAGGTGGGTGTTATCACATGCGAATAAACGACAAAGAACTTATTGACGAAATACAGAAGATTGGGATAGTCGGAAGTTCTGTTGAGAAGCATATTCCAAATATGTATTTATATGGTACATTGGAAGAAAGATGGGCACTTATTCAAGGAATGATGGATACGGACGGAACGATTGACAGCAGAGGTCACCTTTCTTATACGACAGTAAGCAAGAACCTTGCAGAAAATGTGAAGTTTATTATAAACAGCTTAGGCGGATTGGCGACAATAAGCAAGGGGAGAGCCGGGTATAGAAATTCACAGGGTGAGTATGTTCGATGTAATGATGCCTACAATATTTATATAAGAATACCTGATGCGGAAAGATTATTCAAAGTACAACGCAAAAAGGATAGATGTAAGCCTTATAACGGTGGCATAAGCATTAATGCGAGAAGAATTGTAGGATACGAGAGAATAGGAATAAAAGAATGTTGTTGCATTGCGGTGACAAATCCCGATAGTTTATTTCTTACAAGGGACTTTATTGTCACCCACAACTCCTATGCACTACTTATGGAAGCGTTGAAGGATGTAAAAAATCCTAATCTTCGGTCTATCGTGATGCGTCATGAATTGAATGACCTTTCAGATATAATCGAAACATCATATCAGATTTATACACCATACGGCAAATACAACAAATCTAAGAATGATATGACTTGGAATTTTGACCGTGGAGGGTTTTTGGAGTTTTCTTATCATGCCGACAGCGTAGAGGACTTTAAGACACGTTTCCAAGGACATCAATACTCGTATATTGGCGTAGACGAAATAACACACATGGACTATCCGAAATTCAAATACATGATAACATGTAACCGTAATGCTTTTGGTTTGATAAATCGTTTTATTGGTACTTGTAATCCTGACCCTGATTCGTGGGTCGCTCGTTTTATCGATTGGTGGATAGGAGAGGATGGTTATCCAATTCCCGAGCGTGATGGCATTATCCGTTATTGCTTTATGGACGGAGAAGATGTTTCATCTATATATTGGGGAGATACACGTGAAGAGGTATATAAGCAATGTAAACACATTATTGAAAAATACTATCGAAAGGAATACGAACAATACGGCTCTCCTGAAGAATTGTTCATCAAGTCTGTAGCGTTTATTGAAGGTAAACTATCAGATAATGTCCAGCTTCTTCGTTCCGATCCGACTTATCTAGCCAATCTTGCAAATCAAAGCGAGGAACAACGTGCAAGGGATTTAGATGGCAACTGGAAATACCGCTCAATAGGTGATGATATGATAAAGCTACAGCACATGGAAAATTTTTATAAGAATGCTTATTGTCCCGGAGATGGTGTACGCCGGGTATCATGTGACGTGGCTTTTGATGGTGGAGATGCTATGGTCATGTGGTTATGGATAGGCAATCATATTCAAGACTTGTATGTATGCCGGTTTAACTCAAAAGGCGCAGTTAACGCTGTAAAGACAAAACTCAATGAATGGCATGTGCGTGAAGAGAACTTTACTTATGACCTTAATGGGTTGGGACAGGCTTTTAAAGGTTTCTTCCCTAAATCTGTGCCTTTTAATAACAGGGAATCTGTAGCGGATGAATACAAGTATATTTATGCTAATATGAAATCACAGGCGGCTTATATGTTCGCACAGGCTATGATAAACTGCGACATTTCTATTTCAGAAGATTTATTAAAGAGGAAAATAAGCACACGTTCATTCACGGATACTCCTCTTACATTGGTGCTAAATAAAGAAAGGAAGGCTATACGCCAGAATGTGACGGAGGCCGACAAAGGTTTTTCTCTTATAAAGAAAACGGAAATGAAAGCATTGGTCGGTCATTCGCCTGACTTTATCGAGGCTCTTTTGATGAGGTTTGTATTTGATATTAAACAGAAACATCATACGAAGCCTAGAAGATTGCCGAGATATGTCAATCCTTTAAGGAGATTTGTAAAACAATAAACACAAGATAAACATGAGAACAAGAGACATTAAATCAAAGCGACCATTTCGAAGGATACGCCCGGATGGTTACATATCACATGGTAGATTTTCTTCTTTGGAAAATGCGGAAATGCCTTCTGATGTGATTAATTTTGATATCGTAACACAAGCGGACTTTCTTCGTGAATTTTATCCTACGGGACATGCAATCAATGACCCTACTATCTATCCAGATATTTGGAGGGAGGAAGATATTCCTGTATTGGATGAATCTGGGAATGATACAGGGAAAACCACACGTAGGTTATATAAAGAATTAGTTCCTCGTTATGCTTTTGCCTTTCAACAGATAATTACTGTTAAACATCTTGTACATCTGTGTGGGAATGATGTGCAATTTGAGCTTAATTCCACTAAGACAACCGAAAAAGAGAATGAGGATTTTGCCATTTATCGTACAGGATGGCTTAAAAAGGATATGGAGATAGCTTTTTATGAATCAGCCAAATCAGTGAAAGTTACCGGAGACAGTGCCTTTGTCGGTTATCTGAGAGATGGAGAGTATTATTGGAAAACATTGTCTTATCTTAATGGTGATACATTATACCCACACTACGATTCGGTTACAGGGGAAATAAATCTGTTTGCACGTGCTTTCAGAGATTATAATGAAAATGGAGATATATTGACTGAATGGTTGGAAGTATGGGATGATACATATTTATATAGATACAGGCAAGGGAGCGAAGGGAATAAGACGCTTAAAGAAAGATTGTTAGGTATATTTGGTATTAACGGATATATATTGATATCTAAAAAGCCACACGGATTCCCATTTATTCCTGTGGCATATAAACGTGATGATAATGGTGCTTGCTGGTCTATGTCACAAGATACAATAGACGGTTATGAAATGTCATTTTCCCAAATGGCACACAATAATCAGGCTTATGGTGAACCCATTCTTGTATTCCAAGGAGAGGGGGATAACTTGGATGCATTGAAAGATGTGAATGGTACAATTAAATCGCTCTCTATGACAGCTGAAGATAAAGCCTCATACCTGCAAGCACAATCCGCATCAGACAGCTATATGAAACAACTTGATACACAATATAAGATGATATTCTCACAGTCATTCATTGTTGATCCTCCCGAATTGAAATCAGGTGATTTGCCTGCGGCAGCTTTGAAGATTTTATATTCTCCTGCTTATGAGAAGGCTATGAATGATTGTTTGGAATATCAATCTTTTCTTAATGATATGGTGAAAATATTTTCCTATGGTTATGGAGTGGAGATGAAAAAGACTATAGATTTCACTAATCTTAGCATGAAATGGTGGCTGGAACCCTATGTTCATGTAAACTCTTCTACTGTGATTGCCGATCTTGCATCTGCCGTGGTAAATGGTTTCATTTCTCGTCAGACTGCATCGGAGAGAATAGAAACACTTTATGCTACCAATGCGGAGTGGGACAGAATATTACGTGAAAAGAAAGAGGAAGGAGAAAGAGAATTACTGAATCAGATAAAATTGCAAGAGGCAAAGACTAAAAACGCATCAAATAGTAATAGTTCATCATCACAAACAACAAAAAAAGAATAAGCCATGTTGAAATATTCCACAAGATTCAAAGGGGAGAACAAACGCCTTTTTATTACCGCCCAGCACAGAGCCGTTGCCGATCTTATGATTATGGGTTGGACTCCCAATGACGCTTATATTGCAGTAGGTTTGTATAATGCCGCTTTTTCTGATGAATACAACAATACCCAAATCATGCAGATTACAGAGGACAAGCGTTTTTTAGAATATATGCAAAAGAAGGAGCGTGCCATTGCCCGTGGTTATAAAAAATCCGTTCCTGCAAGTATCGGGACAGACGAGGAAGAGAAAGCTAAAACATCGAGTTTTCGTTCCAAAGACGAGGTGATAGATGCTTTAGTTGAAACTGTTGGAGATTTAAGAGGTAAAGAAAAAGCGGATGTACTTATGAAGATTGCAGATTTACAGCAGATGAAGAAAGAGGAAGTTATTGAAGAAGACAACACAGTGCACTTCTATTTACCTATTTCTTGCAAAATATGTGAGCTATATTTAAAAGCTAAAAAGAGGAAGCCCAAACAGGAAGAGATTAATGATGATTCAGAGGTAGGATAAAAAGCGGAGTTTTTCTCCGCTTTAATTATATTGCAAGTCATTTCTTGTCTGACTTAAAATCCTCCATTCTATAATATTGCGATGGAAACACGCTTAAGCTGCTCCCCAAGCTCAGATAAGGCGATTGAAAACGTTTTCAATTCATCCGGGGTAAAATCGGCAGGCTTACCGTTTACAATATTGCCATTTATACGTTGATACAACCATTGGCGAGACTTCCCGAAATAATGCTCTGCAATATATGACATAGAAGCAAATCCAAGTATATGGTCTAGTTTTTGTTTACGGTCAACAATCTTTGAGATTTTTTTAGCTTCATCTATAGCCTCTTTCGCGCCTTCCTTATACGCCTGTGCGAACTCTTTTCTTTCCGCTGGAGACAATGATGCGAGGAAGGCTTTAAATCGTTTGTCATATTCTGCCTTTTGTTCTTTGGTTTCCAATAAGACAAAATCAGCTTTCCATTTCTTAAGTTCTAATCTTACGTCCATGGTAATTTTGTTTTTAGTTATCTTGGAAAAGGTAGCTCCACCTATGGGGAGCTACCACTTTCTTTCAGCTTGTTTTTGGCGTCAATTAAGTCATCTAACGCGTCATTGACGCTTCCTTCAAGCTCCTCGTCTGAAATCCAGTCGGTCTCCCGAATGTCATCCCAGTAGAGAGAAAAGAAGCTAAGGTCTTTTTCCGCAGCTTCAATCCGAGCCTTTAGCTCTTCTTCGTCATCATACATTGTGCACTCTGTCTTATGACAGTGCAAATATAATAACCTTTTGGTAATTATACAAGGAAAGGGAAGTTTTTTTTAGTTTGTCTTTGCCATATTGTGAGGTTTGTTATAAAACATATAATAGTATAGTGTGTCTTTTTTCGTACAAAAAAGCCCCGAACTTGAGGAACGGGGCTGAAAATCATTTCTTTACATCATCTAATGGGACATAGAACGTTGTAGTTGTAGGAGTGTAAATACCAAAAGTTATACATCCTAAGAACCCATTAAGGAAAGTCCAATTGTTTTTGATGGCATAATTCTCTTTTTCTCCTATGTATTTTTTTGCATCTACTTTTGTTTTACCACCAGGTACTAGACCATATAAAAAGTGATGATTAGTTACGGAATTTACCTTTATTGATGGGTCGTCAGCTTTCATATTACCAACACACACTTTTGTATTAAAACAAGATGTCATTAAAAACGCAAAAGAAGCGCATATAAATACCTTTTTCATAATTGATAAATATATTTTAAATTTATATTTGTTTGCAAAAATATGTAATTATTGGCTTGTTATGTAATTATTTTTATGAAAAATCCTATGTTATATGGTAATTAGACTAAATATAATTGTAAAATATAGAATATATAACTTGTTTTGCTGAAAAAGGCCCAAATACTGTAAATAGTGATGTTATTAGCCCAAAAACAGTATGTATGCCAAAAGGCTTAAATGCTCTGTTCCCAGAACCGCGTTGTGGTAATCCTACTCTGTTATTTCCGTTATACCCCCATGAGAAAGACGTTTTTTATTTATTATTCTCTCTATTACATTCATCTATTATAATAGATATAATGGAAACAATCTCACGTGCTTGTTGAACAAAATGATCTGGATATAAAATATCATTTACGTTATCCAATACTCCAACGCATTCTAATTTGTATAATGGATGCGATATATCTTTGGTATATATAATAATGGAAAGATTAGATAGTTTATCCTTTACACTACTTTCACTAGAAAGACCACCTATTATCGCTCCAACCCCACCAGCTATAGCACCACCAATTAATGCACCACCAATCACTTTCATAGTTGATTTCTCAATTATCTTATTATCATTTACTATGAGTTCACATTTAGCTATATCGGTAAAAAATATTTTATCTATTTTCCCATATCTATCTCTTAATGCAATAGTCTTTGAATTAGTATCAACAGCAAAGGCAGTTTTACTAATACCAAAGAAATACTGTTTCGTTGGATTAAAATGCAACAATCCCTCAAATGGATTATTCGCAACTTGTTTAAACTCTTTTTCATTATTGGAACTTCCAAAAAGCATGTATAATGCAACTATAACAACAATTATACAAATAATAATAAAAATCATAATATATTATGTCAAGATTAATTTCTTTGCAAAGAAATCTATAATGAAATAACTAGCCAAATATTTCTTTTAGATTTTAATTCTTTAATCCTGCTTCGATTAAATATAATCGTAAAATGTGGATTATATAATTTATTTTTGCTATCTTGCGCAAAAATAGTACGCAACAGTTTGGACGTTCGTAAGGAAGTAGTACATTTGCGATGCCAAACAATAGTAAAGTATTCTTTCTCCGTAGAGCACGGTTATCGCTCACTATATTAGCTGGGCTTTTTTTATGCCCAATAGCTTGTATGAAAATACACGGCTGTCTTTCCTGCGTAATATTTCCTCTTCGGAGAAAATCTTACTATTGTTTGGCGACACGGGAAATGGCAGCCGTTTTTCTGTCTATAATTATAATGCCAAACAATAGTAAGTATGGAAAGTTTAATTCTAAATCAAAAAGGTATGGCCTCCCTTGAAATAGCAGAGGTCACGGGTAAACAACATGCCCATGTTATGCGTGATATTCGCAATCTATTATCGCAAGGCGTAGCCGAATTCAATTTTGGATTGGGGTCATACACAGACGCTAACGGTCAAGAAAGACCTCTATTTAATCTAGCTCCGAAAGGTTGTCTTATTCTCGCTTCGGGCTATGATGCAGTTCTGCGTGAAAAAATCATAGACTGTCTTGAATATCTAGAAAATGAGAAAAAGGCTATTCGCACTCCGCAAACTTATCTTGAAGCCTTGGAAGCGTTGGTAGCTTCCGAAAAGGAGAAAGAACCGTTGCGCATTGGATCGGAGCAACAGAAAAAGCAAATCGAACAGAAAGATGCCAAGATTGCCAAAATTCAGCCCAAAGCCGACTTTGCTGATGCCGCATTCAAGGCAGAGGGGAAAGTGGACATAGGTCAAGCCGCCAAAATACTCGGACTGCCGTTCGGACGCAACACGCTTTTCAAGAAGCTAAGGGAAATGGGAGTATTCTTTGCAAACAGGAACGAACCGAAGCAAAAGTACATTGATGCAGGATACTTTGAAATGACACTACTACCGCCAATACACCGTGACAATCATCCCGATATAATTTGTCAGAAGGTGTTGTGCAACCCAAAAGGATTAGCGTTTATTAATTTTATGTTTGGCGGTAATCCTCCCGAAAACAAACTATCGCCAATAGTGTAATTTAAACCATACAAATTTTATTTTCCCCACCTTGTTTATGAGGTGGGCGGACCTTTTACACACTAAATTTACTAGAAATGGAAATATCATTATATCATAATCAGAAAATCACGATAAGTGTAGAAGAACTTAATGAAATTAAAGCAAAGAACAGAGTGCTTTCAAGGGATTTGCAGAAATCCATAAACGATTATGTTGACTTATTGGCTGTTTTGAAGAAAGAACGTGAATCCAATAGTGACAAAGCCAAGAAATGGGATGCGTTCAGCAATTCACCTCTTTACGGTGCTATCGGATGCCTGATAAACGATTGCCAAAACGCACAGATGAATTTCTCATATCTTTTGCAATACATACAGGAATGTGTTGCGGATAATGACGAAGTACCTGTATATATGGAAGAGATTCAAGCTGCCACATACCGGTATTTGGAAATCCTTTCAGGGATAAACAAAGAATACAATACTTTGAAAGATTTATTTTGATTATAAAATCTTGCAAATGATTGCTTTTTCTGTAAAAACGTAGAAAATATAACTATATTTGCATAATTATTATAAAGCCAAAGAGCTTGTTAAGATTGGGAATCCCTATTCTTGACAGGCTCTTTTTTTATTTCAGCACAAACACAAAGTAATATTATGGCAGACTTGGGCAATTTATTCTTCTCCATGCGCATAAAAGATATGACGGATGAAGATTTTAAGAAACTGGAAAAGAAATTGGAGCAGAGAGGCATGAAGATAAAACTTACCGCATCTAATATTGACCAGTTTATAAAAGATTTGCAGACACAGATTCGTAGTAAAACGCTGAACATTAATGTAAAGCCTATTGGGGTAGGTAGTACAGGAGCTGCAACTACGGCAGCAGACTTAAGGCATCAGCGTATGCTTGAGGTGCAGCAGCGTATGGCGAATGCAGCGGCTTTAGCACAACAAAGGCTTGCCAATGCACAAGCGGCAGGGCAACGTGCAACAGAAAGGCACAATGCGTCTATGCTACGTGGGAACAGTATAATGGGGAATCAATCACGCCTAGCCGGTCAGTTACAGAATCAACTCCTTAATATTTATTCTGTTTATCAGGCAGAACGTTTCGTGCGTTCTTTGATAGAAATTGGTGGCGAATTTCAGAAACAGCATATTGCACTTAACGCTATGCTTGGAGATGCTGCAAAAGCGGATAAGATATTCGGGCAGATAAAGGGACTGGCCGTTGAATCTCCATTCAATTTCCGTGAATTAATGGGATTCACCAAACAGATTGCGGCATTTAGTATCCCATACGAAGAAATGTATGAAACGACTAAACGTCTCGCTGACATTTCTGCGGGTTTGGGAGTAGATATGGGGCGTATTATTTTGGCTTATGGGCAGGTGAGAAGTGCAGCGTTCTTGCGTGGTCAGGAATTAAGGCAGTTCACAGAGGCAGGTATCCCATTAGTTGATGAGCTTGCTAAGAAGTTCACAGAATTGGAAGGACGTGTAGTAAGTGCAGGAGAGGTTTTTGAAAAGATATCCAAGCGAGAAGTGTCTTTCGGCATGGTAAAGGATATTCTTTGGGAGCTGACCAATGAAGGAGGAAAGTTCTATAATATGCAGGAGGTCCTGACCGAATCTCTTTCAGGTAAATTAGCCAAATTAGTAGACAGCTATGAAATGATGCTGGGCACTATTGCAGAAAGTAATAATGAGATTCTTGGAGGCGGGCTAGATATGCTTACAGCCTTTACAGATAAATGGAGAATATTTTTGAATATGTTACTTTCTGTTATAGCTGCTTATGGTGCATACAAAGGTGTCATGATAACAGCCAATGCTTTAAGAGCATTAGCTATATCTCGTGAAATAGCCTTAACAGGAGCAGTAAACGCAAATACTATAGCTACGTATGCCAATAATATGGCTCAGAATAAGGTTAACCAAGGTGCAATAAGGTTATTAACTAATCTTCAAAAATTAAAAATGGCATTTTCCAGCCTTGGGGCTGCTGGATGGACAGGCATTCTTATTGCCGGTGTGGTTGCACTTAGCACATATTTATACAACTCATATAAAGAAGCAAACCGTTTAAAAAATGAATTGCGAGATATAGCAATAAAAGAAAGTGAAGCTGTACGTAGTGAAATAGACAGTTATAAGAGCCTAGTCGAACAGTTAAATAAAACAGTAAAGGGTAGTTCTGAATATAATGATATTATTAATAAAATTCAGTCAAGGTATGGGGAGTATATTGGGAATCTGAAAAATGAAGCTGATGCTTATCAATATTTGACAGAGAAAATAAATCAAGTAACAGTAGCATTGAGAAATAAAGCACTAGAAACTGCGCGCCAACAAGGGTTAGCCAAAATATCAGAAAAGTATTCAGAACAAGAGTTGAATACATATAAAGAGAGTATTGCTTTTTTGAAAAAGGGATTTGGCCTGTCTGATGGAGTTGCAAATACATTGGCGGCTGTAATTCAAACGGAAATAAAATCAGGAATAACCGCTGGCTTGGTAGGAGGATATGATAAGGCTATAAAATACATAGAGAACAAGGCTAATGAAATAGGTGTTAGTCTGCATCCTAATGTGTACTCAAAAGATGCTGTTAATAGCTTTCGAGAACTTGTTTCCATTAATGCACAGATGGAATATGAGACAAAGGCGTTTGAGAATACTTTGAAAAGTGTAATGGGAACAACTACTATTTACGGGCTTAAAATAAAGGAGCTTGAGGAAGCATATGAAAAAGAGAAAAAGAGTATACCCGTAGAAGCTATATCGAGACTTAAACAAAGATATTTGCAATTGCTAGAGGCTAAGAAAAAAGTGTATGGGGATGCTGGACAGGAAGAAGAAGTAAAACGAATTGAAGCGGAAATTGCAGAATTAAGTAAAGTAGAAGCGGAATGGAGAACCATAGCTAAAGAAAAATTTTCTGCTTATGTGGGGCTTCAACCTGCTGTTGATGAGAAGTCGATAGATTATCTCAGTAGATTACGGAAAGAATATAAATCACTTGAAGAAATTTCAAAAGAAAACCTTGAGCCGGGAGATAAAAATGATGCTTTGAAGAGAATGCAAGCTATTAAATCTTTCATGGATGAATACAACAAGTCATTAGATTCATCCAACTCAGATATCAACAGTTATTCAGATAAGATGAACCGAGTTATCGAACTTCGTGAGAAAGGAACCCGTGAACGAATACAAATGGAAACTGATTTGGAAAATCAGGCGGCACAAGCACGTATCAATGCCATGAAAGACGGATTTGAGAAAGAACAAGCACAACGGAATCTCGACAACAAGAAAGAATTGCAGGCTTTGGAAAAGCAGAAGAATGATTATATCAATAAGGTAAAAGAACTTGCGAGAAAAGTATTTGAAGCCGAGGAGGATGCGAAAGCCGAAAAGGATAAAAACTATAAAAAAAAGAGTTTTGACCCTTCCTCTGTGTCTGTTGATACTTCCATATTCGGCATGATAGGGAATTACACCAAGGAAAGGCAGATAAATGAGACTGCACAATTCTATAAGGATATTCTTTCCAAGTACCAGGGTTATATTAGCAAACGTCTTGAAGCCGAACGGAAGTTTAAGGAAGACCGGGAACGGTTGGAGAAAGCGGGAGCCGGCAAAGAGGATTTACAGGAACTAGAATATCAACGCAATAAAGCTCTTGCAGCAATAGACATGGAGTTTGCCGAGCGTGAAACGTCTTTTCAGGCGTGGGCTGATGGCATTGCAAATTTATCGTTAAAAAAATTACAACAGCTTCTTATAGCGGTTTCACAGGAACTTGAGCGGATGGAGTTCTTGAACCCTAATAACCCCAATCTGGCTGTACAGCGGGCGAAAGTAAATGTGTTGAGGGAGAAGCTACCCAAACCCGGTGACAAGGAAGATACATCACCGGACAAACGCAGTGTGAAGGACTGGCAGGAACTTTATAAAGTCCTTTTCAAGGTAGAAAAGGAGTTTGATGAGATAGGAGATGCAGTGGGCGGTGCTGTCGGGGATGTGATTTCAGCCGCCGGAAGTATCACTGCTACCACTCTTTCAATGATAAATTCGATTATCTCATTGGGCACGATATCAGCGGATAATATAAAGGGAGTGTCGGAAGCTACTGCTCAAGCAATTGCCACAGTGGAAAAAGCATCTGTAATTCTTGCTATTGCGTCCGCAGCTTTACAGATAGCCACCAAGATAATGAATTTTTTTGGCGGTGACAACTCCACGGAAAAATATGAAGAGGCAGAAAAGATTTATGATGCTTATATTCAGACAATGGATAAAGTCATAGAAAAGCAGTTGGAGCTTGCGGAGGCGTTAAGCGGAGAGAATGCGCGTGCAGCGTACAAACAGGCTGTGGATATGATAGAGGCTCAAACTGAGGCTGCACGGGAATTAGGGCAAATGTACTTAAGTTCCGGTGGCTCTTGGAAATCCCATACCGCTGGATATAATGAGGTAAAAGATATGAGTTGGGAGGGATGGGTACAAGCAGCAAAAGCTTTAGGCATGTCTGTAGACCAGTTCCGCAATCTTATGGGAGGACGTATGTCCGGCTTGTTTGAGCTTACAGCAGAACAGTTATCTGAATTACAGGAACAGGCACCTTCATTTTGGGCACAACTAGATGAGGATACAAGAAAATATGCCGAACAAATAGCGGACAGCATTGAGGATATTGCAGAAGTTACTGAACAAAAAATGGAAAATGCCACAGGTGTCGCATGGGACTCTTTCTCTGATGATATTCTTGAATCTCTGTATGATGTGGAGAAGGGAGCAGAAGATATTGCGGATGATATGTCAGAATATATGCGCAAAGCACTCATTAAAGCCATGTATGTAGAAAACTATATGCCGGAAATGCGTAAATGGTATGAGAAATGGGCGAATTACATGAGCGATGGTGTTTTGTCTGATTATGAAAGTAAAGAGCTTGACAGTATAAAGAACAATCTTATAGATCAAATGGTAAAGGAGGCGGAGACCATAAATAAACAATGGGGTACAAATTCTAGCGGTGGAAGTGGGTTAAGTGCGGGTATTAAGGGTATAACCGAGGACCAAGCCGACCTCCTTGCATCTTACGCCAATGCCATGAGAAGCGATTTGTCCGCAATCCGTCTGTTGCTGGAACAGCGTTTCGCCAACTATCCGCAGGAACAAAGGGGAAAGATAGAGAATGCTGTTTCCAACTATTACCAGAACGGAGGAACAATCGACTACAATACGGTACTCAATAATATAACTGTCTATCTTGATGAGCACTCCGGGTTGATGGAAAGAAGCAATATACTAGCGGAATCGCAGTTGACTTATTTGAAGAGTATTGCCGACAATACAAAAAGGACAGCAGACAGTAACGACAAAATAAAAGAGGCAGTGGAGGAAACTCGGGACATGATTCATGGGGCTAGAACAGATAAAAGTAGGGGATTGTATGTTAGGTAGTATGAGGGCGTATTTACGCCCTACAATATCATTCGCTGGTTCTATCATCTAATCCATTCGTTGCTTCATATTCTGCTTTCATCTCTGAAATTATATTCTGACTTTCTTCCTCAGTCTCAATTTCATTTGATATGGAACTATGATTTATACGATCTATTAATGACTGAGTGGCAACAATTACATCATGATGAAAATCCGCATCTATGACTGTAGCTACTGCCATTATATTTCCGAATATCACAGCCAATGAGTCTTTGTTCTCTTCTTCTAAAGAATCCAACATACTGTATATAATATGGTCCATCCGATACATTACCCGAAATTCACCACCTATAGTGCGTACCTCCATATAATCCGTACCATCCATCTCAATTTTTTCTACAATCCAGTTGCGGACTTGTAATTTTTCTCCGTTTTTCATGTCTATAATTTTTTTATGTGATTAATAACTCTATATTTGATTTCCTTTTCTTGTATGTTTGTACATAAAGTGATGCTTAAATACTTGTTTTTTATAAATCCGTTGTCATTAAGCAGTTTTTCAATAAATGTTCTTCTTAAAAAACTATCGCCATGAGGCATAACTATAATACTTCCATTATTCGAGTTAATTTCTAAAAAAATATTCAATTGTTCTTTTTCCGGAAGATTTATTATGTCCATAACACCATATTTTACAGCTAATGAACCTATATTGTAACCATATTTTATACTACAAGGAGGGGAATATCGGCTAAGTAATCCTATATTATGTATTGTTATCATATTTTTATTGTTTTATAAGTCTTCTGCATCATATTCCACGTTTCCGTTGTATTCATTAAAGTCCATCTCCATATCGGCAACAACAGGAACAGGGGACTTTAATTCCGTATCGCTACATCCATATACTCTGTACAACATACCTTTTGAGTCTCTTCTTCTGTTTAACTTGCCAAATCCCAACTTAGTAAGTTGCCTTCCGAAATCTTGAGTACTCACGCTTTCAAATCCGTTAGCATCTGCATAACGTACCATGTCATCGTACATGTCAGATGCCCTTATCCATGTGGAAAGTTCTCCCTTGGCATTTGCCGAAGGTCTTACACCGCGTGCGAAAGCCCATGAGAAAGTTATATTGCTTTCTCCCATAACAAGCAGTTTCTGCTTTTCACTGTTCTCGCTCTTGGGAAAAACAAAATGTCTCTGTTTTAAATATTTACCCCCTCTTATAATCCAATTTAATATTCCCGGGTATTCTTGCCTTAGGTCATCTGCAAGATGCTTGTTCTGCATCTCTTCCGGTATTACATTCTCAAATATCACATACAGAAATCTTCTGAAATACCCATACGAAGAATCTGAAGCTTTTGGAAGGTTATTCATATTAAATATCATCCATGGGACATTACGGACTTCGTAAACATTACCACCGATATTTCTTCCGTATACCATCTCTCCGGAACATAATGTCTTAAAAGCATCCTCATATCCTGATATGTCCTTGGCCTGTATTTCAGGGCACATATTTACGAGTTTCCCATCTATGCGAGCCACATTCCTAAGCCTTTCATCCCCTCCCCGGATAAGTGACAGAAGCCCCATAGAAGATACATTCTCTCTACCAAATATGCCGGTTATAGTCTCATATATGACAGACTTACCATTGCTCCCGGTCCCAAACAGCATAAGACAATTCTCAACCTTGTCAATCATCTTTCCCCTGTCATAAGTACAAAGGCCTAAATACATTTGCAATATTAAACGACTGTCTTTTTCAGGGAGGACAGTACGAAGAAAGCTCTGCCACATGGGACATTTTGCCGAAGGATCGTATTTGTACGGGTGTTTATAAAGAACATGAAATTCAGGACTGAAAGGACGAAGTTTTCCATCCGTAAAATCAACAACACCATTTTGGTAAGCTTTGATATGAAACATCGGGCAAAAAGGATTGTTTATCCTTATCGACAAAAGAGCCTCAGACTGGAATTTCTTGCTGGAAAAATGTAATACTTTAGGAGAAACATGAACCTTAATAAGCCATTCCTCCACTGCCTTACATATTATCTCAGGGTTCACAGCTTCATATATCTCGCCTGTAAAAAGATAATAGCAGCCGTGAACGTAACGAAAATCACTTGAAGGCATTACATTAAAAACTAAACTCTTTACACGCATAGAAGCCTCTGCGTAGTCTGAACCGGCAGAACAACCGGCAAATAGGCTATCGTCAGATAACGTGTATAGTTTAGTGACGATTAAATGAAGAATACGGTCATAGTAACTGTTCATATAAACGCGCTGATAAATAATTAGTTATAAAAAAATAAGTGAATAATACGTAGGATAGGGAATAAATATATAAATTCACTATAACTACTTATATACTATACAAAAATATAGAATATATACATAATATACAAAATAAAGCATAACTTATTATCAATAAATAGAATATATAATGTAATATAAACAAATAATTATACAGAGAATGAAGAATGAAACTACATAACTAACCTAATTAATTTATTGTAGATTTATATTTTCCAATGGAAACAATTAAAGACAAAATGGGAAGAAAAATAAAAAAAATAAATAAAAAAATCGAGCTGATATGACTGCGATTATTGTTTACAATCGTATCGGGGGGGGGTGGGTGTGATGCTTGCCGAATATTATATACATAATATTCTAATATGTTGTATTATAGTTACTTAAGATGGCTTTGTGTGGTATAATATATGTTTATCAACATATGGAATATTATTATTTACTAAGAAAATATTTGCTATTTTGTTTTGTAATTATGTAAATATGTTGTATATTTGTGTTAGGAAAAACAAAGGGGAAGAAACAGCGATAATTCACTATATTATACTCTTTCTTTTTTATGTTAATTCCAAAAGCGTGTTGTTAAATGTTGGGATAAAAAGAGAGCCTTAACACTAGCAATATTAAGACCCTCGTAAGTTGGAATACTTAAAGTAAGTACTCTCCATGTTCGGAGACAAAAATACTTCTTTAACTTCTCACTTGCAAATATTCTCCCATTTAATTTTTGATTTGTTGATGCGGTTATAAAAAAAAGGTGTAACAGTTGGAAGCCTGCTACACCTGGATAGGTGGAATAATCCACCGAAAGCGGCTAACTTGCATTAGCCTATAAAACCGTTCGTTTAGGAGAGTGAAAGTACGTATTTTTTATAAGTGATTGAGAATGAGATAAGTTTTTATCTCATAAAAAGAAGAGGTTACGAATTAGAAATAAACAGAATGTAGCATCCT